AACTCAAGGAGAAGAACAATGCGTGAAAAAACATTTGAAACTATTGCCAAACTCAAAGACATTGAGCTTGAATTGCTCCGCTTGAGGAATGCTTTAGATATGGCAAACAAAGCCCTTGACGCACACCACGCACGGGAGCGTAACTTCTGCGAACGCTGCGGTAAGCGCACACGAGACTTAGCCGTTATCCACACTTGCACACCGCCACAGGAGGGCGCATGAAACAAGAAGACATTGAGAAAGCATGGAACTTACTGTCTATGCACAACAGCGAGTTACTACTTGAGCGGGCTGAACTGCTAAAGCAACTGCGGTCGCAAAGCATTTGGCTGATACTGAAGTACCGCGTAAAGCACTGGTTTGGGTGGGGTAGGGATGCGTAAGTCCAACCACCACGGCATAAGGATGTTGCTTCAGCAGTACCACGATGGCCTGACAGTCACTGACATAGCCGAGCGCATGGGGAAAAGCAGGGGCGCAATCAACCGCGCCCTGCCCGAAATGCCTGACGCCTACATTGACCGCTGGACAAACCGCAAAAGCCAGTGGGCGGCCGTATGGTGTGTAATAGTACCCCCTGAGAACTGCCCCCAACCAAAGGAGAGACCCCTTGAGCGAACACGAACAAAATCTACGTGACCTAGCGGCCATGTTTGCTATGGCGGGATTGCTGGCAAGGGGTGAGGTAGCATCACTACCCCACAAAGCGTTTGCTATGGCCGACGAGTTCATGCAGGCGCGCACCCCCATCCCCGAGGACGGCATCGCCGCCCTCAAACCCAAACGAAAGGAACCAAAGTGAACCAACCCAAAGACGTCCCCAACTTCGCTGCTTGGTCAAACAAGAACCTAGCTAACTTCGCTGCCGAAGCATACATCCGCATGCAGGAGTTGCAGGAGGAGAACGAGCACTTGAAGCTCGATGCCAAGGCTGCGCTGGAAGCTGCACGCAAGGCCATGATCGAAGGCAGCAAGTAGCATGGCAACGCCCGAGTCAAAGGTCAAGGCAAAAGTAAAGGTTGCCCTAACAGAAATGGGGTGCTACTACTTCATGCCACCGGCCAATGGCTTTGGGCGGGCGGGGATACCGGACATCGTGGGATGCAGAACCGATGGCCGCTTCTTTGGTATCGAGTGCAAGGCAGGCAAGGGCAAGACCACTGCGCTGCAAGACCGGGAGCTTTACCGGATACAACAAGCCGGGGGTATAGCCCTCGTGATTAATGAGGACAACTTAAACCAACTCAAGGAACTACTCAATGAACAATGAACCAATAGACGCAGAAAAATTTAACGCGGTGATTGCCTCGTTGGATGCCGAGGAGCGCGAATACTTTCGTGAGTGTGTGGCAGCTATGCTGCGTTGCTTTATGCAAAACACGGACAGCCTTGGTGTCTTTATTGTCGCCACACGCACTGGATATGGCGCACATGTATACGCAATGAATGCGGACTCTGTTGAGGTAAAAATTATGCTGGAATCCGTGCTGTTTAATAGGCTTGCAGAAGAACAGGCTATGAACATGCCCAAGGAGAAACTTAATTGAGCGCACCCTATGACCGCATACTGACAATAGATTTTGAAACACGTTGGGACAGTAAGCGTTACACGCTGTCCAAGATGACCACCGAGGAGTACATACGTGCTGATGAATTTTTGGCCTTCGGAGCCTGTATCCATGAGTACGGCAGCGACAGCATCACTCAATGGTATCGAGGAGATGAGCTTCGTAGAGTCTTATCGACATACGATTGGGGACGAACCGCCGTACTTGCACATAACGCCCAATTCGATGTTTCCATACTCTCTTGGCGGTATAGCACAAGACCCGCTTTTATCTTCGACACGCTATCAATGGCGCGAGCTTTACGCGGCGTGGAGGTTGGCAACAGTCTCGCCCGACTTGCAACAGATTTCGGGCTTCCTGAAAAGGGACGTGCCGTGCACTCTACAGACGGACTCAGAGAGTTGGATGCGAAGATCGAAAGTGAATTGGCAGAGTACTGCAAACACGACGTATTTTTGTGCGAAGCCATCTTTGAACGACTCGTAAAAGGCTACCCTGCTTCGGAGCTACGGCTCATCGACATGACGCTCAAGATGTACACCGAGCCAGTGTTGCAGCTTGACAAGCTCATGCTAGTCAATGCGCTGGAGGAGGAGAAAGAAAAGCGTGAGGAGTTGTTGGCACGGCTGAACGTGACGGACGCTATGTTGGCAAGCAACGGTCAGTTTGCTGAGTTGTTGCGCTCCCTCAATGTAGAGCCGCCGACCAAGAAGAAAAAGCCCACAGCCAAGACGCCCAAACCAGTGGGTGTCAACTTTGCATTTGCCAAGACGGACGCTATGTTCCAAGCCATGCTCAACGGGGACAACGAAGACGTGGCTGCGCTGTGCGAGGCTAGGCTCAAGGTCAAGTCCACCACCGAGCGCACACGGGCACAGCGGTTTCTAGAAATCTCCCAGCGTGGGCCACTGCCTGTACCCCTGAGTTATTACGGCGCTCTATCGGGGCGCTGGACGGCCAGCAAGGGCAGCGCTATCAACATGCAGAACCTAAAGCGTGGCTCGTTCCTGCGCAAGGCGATCATGGCCCCCGAGGGCTACCAGTTAGTTGTTGGTGACTTGTCGCAGATTGAGCCGCGTGTGCTGGCTTGGTTCGCAGACTACGCAGACATGTTGGATATCTTCCGATCAGGCGCTGACCCATACGCTGCGTTTGGTTCGCAGATGTTCAACATCCCCGGCATGACCAAGGACAGCCACCCTGACCTGCGTCAGTCGGCCAAGTCCGCGTTGCTGGGCTGCGGCTATGGGCTAGGTTGGGCATCGTTTGCGCAGCAGCTTCTGACTGGCTTTCTTGGTGCTCCCCCTGTGCGCTACGACAAGGCCTTTGCCCGCAAGCTGGGCGTGGATGCGGCGTACGTGGACAAGTTCCTTGACTGGGAGGACAACCTCAAGAAGATGGCGGAGATTCCCCACACCTGTACGGACAAGGAGCTACTGATCCACTGCGTAGCGGCCAAGAAGATCATCGACATCTACCGAAACACGGCGCACCCGGTGGTATCCTTTTGGGACATGTGCAGCGACCTGATCGACTCGGCGCTTGCGCAGGGACGGGAGTTCAGGTATAAATGCGTTACGTTCAGGAAGGGCGAGATTGAGTTGCCCAACGGCATGAAGTTGCTGTATCCTGATCTACGCCAAGTTAAAGACGATAAAGGTAGGAGCCAGTGGGTATACGGGCCAGACGCTACCAAGTTGTACGCAGGTAAGATAACAAACAATATCGTGCAGGGTACTGCGCGTATTGTGATGACGGACGGAATGCTGAGGGTGTCCAAGCGATACCCCATAAAAGGCACAGTGCATGACGAGCTTATTGCTGTTGTGCCTGATGCAGAGGTTGACGACGCTAAGACTTGGGTCTTGGCGCAAATGACTATGGAGCCACGGTACATGCCGGGGATTCCATTGAACGCTGACGGTGGCGCGCATCGTCGTTATGGGTTAGCAAAAGGATAGGAGAAACAAATGGCAACAAAAGAAAGAACGCCAATACCGCGCATGCTGCGCATCGGAAACAGGAAGTATTCGGTTGAGATCGTTGAAGCCATGCTCAAAAAAGCATGGCAAGGTTCGGTTCAGTACGACAACCACCGCATTCAAATTGCCCGCAGCAGCAACGTGTCTGGCCGCAAGTTCAAAGACCACGAGATGCACGCCACGTTTTGGCATGAACTCACACACGCAATCCTGCATGACATGGATCACTCATTGCACTTAAACGAAAAGTTTGTTGATGAGTTTTCCACTCGATTGGCGCAAGCCGTAAAGACAGCGAGGTTCTAAATGAAAGTAGTGTCGTGGAGTCACAGCGCTCTGAAAGATTACGAGGGATGCCCCAAGCGGTATCAAGAAGTCAAAGTCTTGAAGAACTATCCGTTCACCGAGACTGAGGCCACAAGGTACGGCAACGAAGTCCACAAAGCGCTGGAGCTATACATCCGCGACAACACACCAGTGCCCGAAGCCTATGCGCAGTTTGTACCCGTGGTCGATGAGCTACTCAAAAAGCCCGGACGCAAACTCGCTGAGCAACAGATGGCGCTGACCAAAGAACTTGTGCCGTGTGACTGGAGAGCCAAGGACGTATGGGTGCGCGGCATCGCCGACTTACTTATCATTGACGACGACAACCTTACGGCATGGGTTGTGGATTGGAAGACGGGCTCGGACAAGTACCCTGACCGCGACCAACTCAAGCTCATGTCGATCATGGTATTTGCGCACTACCCGCACATCCGCAAAGTGAACTCAGCGCTACTATTTATTGTCAAGGGCAGCATGACTAAGCACAGCATGACCTTTGACCAAGCAGATGCCCACTGGTGGGACTATCGTGAGCGTGCTGCGCGTATCGAGCAAGCCCATGAGACAGGCGTGTGGAACGCCAAGCCTTCGCCGCTATGCCCGTGGTGTCCGGCCACCACTTGTGTGCACCATCCTAAACATTGAAAGGACAGATCATGGCAACCCGTGATTACAAAAAGGAATACCAGCAAGACCTCAAGACCGGAAAGTCCGGCCCTGATTCTGCACAGCACGAACGACAACGCGCACGGCGTAAGTACGACAAGCTAGGTATCGACCGCGCTGGTAAAGACATCGACCACATCAAGCCGTTACGCAAGGGTGGTAAGTCAACACCGGGCAATATGCGGCTGCGCAGCAAGAGCGCCAATCAAGGCGACAACAAATAATTACATGAGAAGCAAATGCAAATCGTAGAAGACAAAGCCCTACTGTTTAAGACACGCAACCCCGAAAAGTACAACATCATCCCAAAGCACAAAGTCGTCGCCGAGTACGATGATGGGTGTGAGATTGCTGTTTACTGGGGGCTGGACGAAGTGCGCGTACTGCGCAACCTCGGGGTCAAGAACGTACCATCACCAATCACCAAGCGCTACAACTGGCCGGGCAAGTACAAGCCAATGGCGCATCAGATCGAGACGGCTGCATTCCTCACGCTGCACCGCAAAGCCTTCGTGTTCTCTGAGCCCGGCACGGGCAAGACACTATCGGCGCTGTGGGCTGCGGACTACCTGATGAGCATCGGCAAAGTGCGCCGTGTGTTGATCTTGTGCCCGCTGTCCATCATGCACTCTGCGTGGCTTGGCGACTTGAACAACAGCATCATCCATCGCTCTGCCGTTGTGGCCCACCATGCGCAAGCTGCGCGGCGCATTGAGATGGTGCAGGAGAACTACGACTTTGTAATTGCCAACTACGATGGGCTCAACCTGATTGCCAACGAAGTCATTGCCGATGGCCGCTTTGACCTTGTGATCGTGGACGAAGCCAACGCATACAAGACGCAGACTACACGGCGCTGGAAAGCGCTCAAGGCAATCCTCACGCCACAGACCAACCTATGGATGATGACGGGCACACCTGCTGCGCAGTCGCCTGTCGATGCCTTTGGCCTTGCCAAGCTGGTCAACCCTGATGGAGTGCCGCAGTTCTTTACTGCATGGCGTGACAAGGTGATGTACAAGCTCACCATGTACAAGTGGATTCCCAAGAAAGAGTCGCAGGACTTGGTGCATGAGGCGTTGCAGCCCGCGATACGCTTTACCAAAGAGCAGTGCCTTGACCTGCCGCCAGTGATAACCACCACACGCGAAGTACCGCTGACACCGCAGCAAGCCAAGTACTACAACATGCTCAAAGATCAGATGCTGATTCAAACCGCAGGCGAGACGATCAGCGCAGTCAATGCCGCCGCTGGTGTATCCAAGCTGTTGCAGATTTCCTGTGGCGCGGCGTACACCGATGACAAGGAAGTTGTGGAGTTCGACTCTGCCCCACGGCTGGCCGTGCTCGATGAGATACTGCAAGAGACAAGCCGCAAGGTAATTATCTTTGCGTTGTTTCGCAGCACCATCACAACCATACTGGACTACCTGCACAAGAAGGGTTACTCTGCCGAGTGCATCCACGGTGACATACCGCCAACCAAACGGGGCGATATTATCCGGCGCTTTCAACACGAGCCTAACCCGCACTTCTTGGTGATGCAGCCGCAGGCTACCGCCCACGGGATTACTCTAACAGCCGCCGACACCGTGGTGTTCTACGGCCCCCTGATGAGCGTGGAGCAGTACATCCAGTGTATCGCCCGTTCTGACCGCAAAGGGCAGGACTCGGACAAGGTGACTGTCGTCCACATTGAGGGCTCGCCCATTGAGAAAAAGATGTTCAAGGCGCTCAGTGCGAGGGTTGACGATCACGCACTATTGACGCGAATGTTCGATACAGAAATTAAATCATGAAAGGAGTTGCATAGCTGAAAAAATCGTGTAGACTGTCCAACCTTAGACAAACAAACAGGAGAAGTTAATGTCAGAAGAAGCCATACCAATGGATAAACTAGCCCTGATCTATCGCAAGATTCGGGACAGGATTTCCATGCTGACCAAAGAGTACGACACGCAAGTGGAGACGCTTAAGGCTCAGCAAGACGAAATCAAATTCGCCATAAAAGACCAGATGAAAGCGCTTGGCGTTAAGTCTGTTCGCACTGATCTGGGCACAATAACGCTGACCACCAAGACGCGCTACAACACCCAAGACTGG